ATGCAACGCAGTTGGGTATGTTGAATGCATCCATCGGTACATACTCAACACTCACCGAACTTGCCTAGCACGAATGAAACCGTTTGCTGCTGCTGTGCCAGAGGTGAAGTTCGAAAAAGCAACAAGATACACTGTAGTCGTCGTCGTTATCGACACACGAAACGGTCCACATGAGCCCATCCAATTAGACGTAGCAGACGAGCTTGTATAGATCGTTCGCGCGCCATTACCTGTATCAGTAGGCACTACTGGCGACGCAGTTGTTCCAATCCACGACTGTATGTTGCCAGAGCCAACTGAAAGAATTATTTGCAGATGTCCGTCAACATCCCAATCTCCAGCGGTCAGCGATACACCAATAACATTCGCAGCTACATTATTGGTTAACGATAGTGCCGATCCTGATGAAAGGTTGTTGCTACGATACTCACCAACCAAGCCCGTATTGGCATCATCATTTGTTCCGGTGCCAACAACACCATGATTTGCATGATTGTCGAAGTTGATGCTACCAGTCATCGTAGCACCGGTAAGCGGCAACTTCGTATCTGCGTATTGCTTCGGTGCTGCTTCGAGTGGATTGACAGGACTACCAGGGAGCACGATTACTCCCGTCATGGTTCCACCGGTAGTCGGCAGAAACCCTACACCACCAACACGTGCGTCAACATACTGCTTCGTAGCAGGATTAAGCGCATTCGGTGGATCATGCGCAAGCACGATGTCACCGCTCATGGTGCCACCGCTCAATGGCAACGCACCTGCTGCAACCGCTGCACTACCCGCTGCGGCTGTCGCACTAGCTTCGGCTGCGTTTGCTGCTGCTTGTGCTTGTGATGCCCAATACGACGGCGTTGGGCTGGTTTGCGTCCACCAGTCGGGATGTGCTAGTCGATCATTCGACATCGCTGGGCCAACAGACGTATTCGGCACAATGCACAGCCACTGTGAGCTATCAACGCTATCGAACACAGTTTGACCAGCGAGATAGTTTACGCCTACCGTCCACAGTCCAGCGTAGTTAGGAAGTGACACGAACTGCGCGAGCGCACCGTCGAGGGATGACCAGTTATTGTTGACATCCTCATCCCACGGTGTCCCGTCAAATGGAGGTAGGTTCAGCTTCAGGAATGGCGTCTTATCTACAGACACATCTACCTCCGTATCGAGCCATGTAGGTATGCGAGCGATACACTGATAAACTTGATACGCTTAATCGTACTACCAATGAAACGCAACTTGAGTAGCTTGAATTTTGCAGGCCACGCCATTAAACGTTCATCGGATGCTCTACGTCCACCACCATACGGATCATCACCGTATAGCGAAGCGCCATAACCACCAGCGTCACCAGCAATCATCTGCATAGATAGTAGCGCATTCGGATCAGCAGTATCACCGCCTGCACCATAATACGCTTCTGGTGTCGGACTGATGTTATCTACGAATGCCTGCACAGTGAATTGTCCTGTGCCTTCAGTATCCACACCGATATACCGTATCTGCTTAATATCCATCCGATTCTTGAAATCAGCCCACGGCAACTCCCAATTGAACAATACAGGGTAACCATTCGGATGATCTGGATCAGACGGATCAGCCGCATAATCGCCACAGCCTGTCTCATTATCGAAATCGTACGTGTACAGGTTTGTACCGATATCACCAAACACGATATTCTCTAATGCGGTACGACATGCGCATGTCCATACCCATCCGCGCAGACGTGCCCACGCCTGTATCTTCATCGTAGGAATATTCGTGTAACTATACGCAGTTGTTTCTATAACATCGAGACTATCATCACTGAGCTTCGGAACGAACACGATATAACGGAAATGTCGTAAGTCGTAGATCGCAAATATGTACTTATCAATAAGTGTCTGTGTTAGCGTCTTGATTTGGTTGTAAATCAGTGGATCAATAAGATGGCTCACACGCACAGGACGCAGCGTGTTGAACACCGATATACGCGCCATCGAATTGACGCCTACATTATCGAGATAGAACGTATCATCGCCAACTGATGACAGTGTGCGATGTGCGATACAGCCGAACTCCTCAATAAATCCATCATCTGTGGGCGTATGCACAGCAGGCGTACCAGTGTACACACCTAAGTTGAGTGGCAAGACACCACGCTCGAAAGTAACGAGCAATTTGTCACGATAAGCCACCATACCAGTAATAGTGCGGTCACCGATAGATACACGAGGCCCAAGATCGAGAGAAATGGCATCATTCGGCGGCGGGTCGCTGAGATACGTACCGCTGGTTCCTTTGCTGCTGATTTCGATTGTGGATGGTGCGCTTGGGATACCTGCGATGATGGTGTATTGCCCATGTGCGATCACGTACTTGCCGATAGGCGTATTTACGTTTGTACCTGATCCTAAATCCTCTAGGAATACAGGCACCATGTAGTTCGCATTAGCAGGATCGCCACTGATAATCAATGGCTTGTCTACGCCATTACATATTATCAAGTCGCCATTGAAGATTGTGAATGATGCGTATGTAACACTTGCTCCCCACAGACCGCTATATGGAGCACCAATCGTTGTTACCGTTCCATCACCAGCGACCTTCGATATCGTGCCATCCTCTTGCACTGTGATGACGTGATCTTGGAAATAGAAGATGTTTACGATGTGACCAGGATGATCTGTCAGCTTTGCGAAGAAGCGCGTACCACTACGAATGGACAGTGTACCATCTAAACCACGCTCGATATTATCCAACACACGACCGTACTGTGGCGACATATTCAAGTCAGTATCAGCCGTATTCAATCCGCCCTCAAACGATCTAATCGTTGAGACTTGCAGATTGCTCTGCGGCTGCTGACCGCGTGGATTAAGTCCGCCCTTTGTACGCTCGTTATACATTATGCCATCACCATAACCCGTTGCTGACCAGTCGATGGTGGTATCAAGAGAGCTTCACGGATCATTCCATCGACTGCGATGAATGTTCCAGCACCTGTGCCTGTGGACCGTAGCACTTCGCGCATCATACCTGCTACATGCAACTCGCCATCCGCAGCGAGCAGCGTTTCACGAAGTGCTCCACTTACTACAGCATCAGTCACGAGCTAACTTTCACACCTCCCTTTGCATTATTTACTCCAGTGCCTGTCCACGCAATGCCTGTGTTCGGATCAGTCGGTAAGTAATTGCCAAGCCAACCGAATGTTGTTCCCGGTGTCACGCCTCCTGCTGTCGATCCAGCAGTATCGGTTGCACCTGATGAGCAGCGCACTTCTACTGTGCGTGATCCGCTATCACTACGCTTCAATCGTGCCTTGTAAACTACACACGCAACACTTGCAGGATTGCTAGCCAACGCTGGGAACGCATACAGGTCTTCGTTGTTCACAGTCGATGAGAAGTTGTAGCTGATGTCATCAATCGGTGGATTGAGTGACACACCAAGCGCATTGGTTGCCGGTGATGTGCAATTGCCCCAGCACTGATATGATGCTGAGCCAGTAGTCATCGTTGGCAGCGTACCAGGAGCACCGGATGCAAACGTCGCTGATCCACGAGACATAGCAGCGCCGCCATCTGCAAGGTTCATTGACAGCGTTGTGTCGTTCATGAACCCAATAGCGTATGTGTTTCCTGCTGTGAGCGATTGCGGGGTAGTAAGCGGCATGGTCATTGTTACGCCTGTTGTGCACCCGGTTACAGTCGATCCTGCTATCGTTAAAGCAGCACCAGTTGCAGCCGATGCATAAAGAACAGGACGAAAGTTAGCTGCAGCATTCGTTGCATTGGGGATGATTGATATGCTATTCAGCGTCATGTTCTGTGCCGCAGTGAACACGCGCACATAGACGCTATTCGCGGTTGCGTTTGTTGGACCTTGCGTGCTGTTATCGGTGCCGATGATCGCTGCACCTGCGGTCCATGTCTTGGTCGCAGTATCAGCATTGCAGAAGGCACTCTCAACAACAGGATTGTTCAGCAATGCTGCGTTGTTAGTGCCTCCAGTGCTATCGAACAGATACAGATCGTCCCAGGTAACGTTTTGGCTGATCGCACGTGTCTGTCCAAGCACGAGTTGGTTGATGTTGGCTTGTGAATTGGCTGTATTGCCAGTGCCAGATAGAACCGAAACACCATCGAGGTAAACGGTGTATGCTCCACTTGCACCAATCGTTATATCCCACTCAAGGTAATGCGTCGAGTTAGCTGCTATCGTGCCGACAGTAGTAGCAATAGCTGTGCCATTGTCTGTTCCTGTGCGGATCGACAATGCTCCCGTGGTATTGGCTGTGATCGAGCAGGCAACTGTGCCACTATTACTGAACGCGACGATACAATTCGTGTTGGCGAGTGAGGAAGCAAAGCGCACACCACCAATAATGCGGGTATAGGTCGCAGATAACGTCTTAGTCCAGTTGGAACCTACACCTGTGTTGCTCATTGCGTAGCCAGTAGAACTAAGTGGTGCTACAATAGAACCACCACTCCCCGTAGTCCACTCGCCAGTAACCGCCATCGTCGCAACGCCAGGCGAAAGCTGGCCAGTCGGTCCATACTTATCAAAGCCCTCAATGAATAATACGGCCATTACACTCTCGCTGCCAACAATGTAATGCCTAGATCGCTCAACGTAGCATCCTGTGTCGGTGCTACAACTTGCAACACGTCACCAATCGCTAACGACCCACCAGCACCAGCAAGTGTGCATGACGTATGCGATGCGTTCGTGATCGTCACAGTTCCCAATGCAGTTGTGACGCCTCCACTGATCTTGTTGACGGTGAATATGGCATTTGAAGTTGTCTGAGTCGTGTCATATACCACTGATCCTGCCAATGAAGCTGGTATAGTAATGGCCCATGGCATAGGCACATTGACAATTGTGCCTGTTGCTGGTTTACCGACGAACGGAAAGCTGATGGGCACCTGTTGCACTTCAGTTGGTAAGTTTGCATATGGCCACACTCGTGCATTAATTGCATCTATCTGTGCTTGGAAACCAAATACAAGACTGTCGGCATACTGCTTAGTTGCTGGATGCATTGGCGCAGTAGGAGCAAGCACAACCAACGGCCCGGTCATGCCGTCTCCAGAACGCACGACGAGCTTAGCGAACTCTGCGTTCAGATCGCTCGCGTATAACGTCTCACCGCGATAGAAGCTGCTTGTCATGCAAGCGGGTCCGTGTCCAATACAAACCAACCAACGCCTTCATCCATTGCAGACGGGTAGCGTGTATCCAATTCAAGTGAATGCTGAGTAAGCAGTGACAGACATTGCTGCCGTCTCTTAGTCGCTAGCATTTGGAATTTCTGGACTTGTGCTGGAACGGTTCCGTCATCGACGCAGTACATCCATGCGGCGTCGTAGGTAAGTAGCAAACGGTCAATGTATACCGTGGTCGTGTTATCAAAGGGCAAGGCAGTGTGTTGGCTCCCAAACACGACGACATCACCTGTGGAATTTGGTGGCCACACACGAAAAGGTCGGGCTGCGACGGCCATATCTGGTGACATATAGAGGGGTCCAGGGCCAGATTGCAGCGTATAAGGATTAAGCGATTGAGGTAGCTCTCGCAGCTTACGATTAGAACCGCTAGGCCACACAGATATAACATCTTCATACGTATCTATCGTGCTTATCGGCCCTACAAGGTCTGCGGTCAATCGACCAGTCGTACCATCGAGCGACGAGGTCACGTAGCACACGTAACCGGGCCACCAGATGTTACCATCTATCTCAAGCTGATATGCATCCTGCACATGCTGCATAATGCGGCCAGCAGAATATATCTGCGTTGCGATGCCCGGAACTTGACTAAGCTCTACGATTACATCGCTAACGACATCCTTGGCAAGTGTACCTGCCATTACGCACTCCTGAGAAGGAGGACGCTACACGCCGGTGGGAGGAAACGTGTAGCGCCCTATTCAACACGTCGCAGTGGGTAGTCGGTCTACTAGCCACTCACGCGGCAACGTGCCGAATGCCGTGCAATCCGCCATTGTTACTCGTATTCACATCATTCACGAAATCGAACACCGCACTAATGATAGTCGAACCATTCATCGAAGTAGTCGTAACGTACGTGCCGCGCGGATCGCCAGTCGTAGTTGTCTGCGGATCAGTGAGCACTGCGCCGGTCAGTGAACCGGCAGCCGCAGACGCACCGCTTGCAATTTCCCACGAACAACGCAACGCTTTGTACGGCAAGCCAAGTCCTGTGCCCGTACCAAGATTAATAGTTGTACCACCTGTCGTACCAGTCATCAAGAATTTATCGAGTGTCTTGAATGCCTTCTTACCAACAACAGCAGTCGTGCCGTTATTGGTAAAGTCCTCACGCACTGGCTGACCAAGATAGTCCCAACCAGTGACAGACGACGTAGCAGTAGACGCGCCGCTCGCTACGATAGTGAGCACACGACCATACGGCTCAGCAATCGTCACACCGCTGATATCTACTGTGCCAGTAGATGCAATCGACTGCGCACTGAGCACACCAGTTGCAGATGCAGCAGCCGGTGCACCGAAGCTGACGCGCGTATTACCGTTGAAGTTCACGTCACTACTGTACATCATAGCAGGGACGTAATTGTTGATCCGACGCTGGAAGTTGGTCGGAGCCGTCATGACATTGGGCATTACTCAATCTCTCCTTGCTCGATAGCAGACAACCCACCACGTGTAGCAGGACGCGGCCGATTGAACTGCTTACGCTCAACGATCTCCTTCGGTGAGAGTGCATAGTTAGCTGGTAGTACTTCACCGCTGTTCATATCAACCAGACTTGGTTGTTCCAGCACACCGATGCGCCGCAACTGTTCCTCATCATCAGCCGCTACGAACATACTATGGCCCTGTGGGAAGTAGATCATGTATCCCTCGTTGAAGTGCTCTACTTTCGGCACCAACTTACGAGCGATAATGGCCTTATCCTTCAGTGGACCAACATGACGCACATCTTCTTCAATGTGCATCACTGTACGCGTGAAGTCGCCAGTAACTTTCTCGACCTGAAACGTAGGCTTGAAGTCGAGACTGCCACTCATTCCTCTTCCTCCGGCTCCGCTGCGCTATCAGCCTCGGCCTCAGCAGCTTCGGCTTCTTCTGCTGCCTTAGCCTCGGCTTCCTCTTCCTCTTGCGTCTTAGCAGGATGCGTTACCTTCGGATCAGAAGTCGGCTGCGTAGTGTATGTTGTCTCATCAGTAGCCGGAACTGGTTCCTCCGGCTGGATATCTGTATCACTCATACCTATCTCCTAGTGCGTTACGCGCGGATCACACGCGGGAACGATTGGATACGTAGTTGTAGTCGAAGCTGTTGCTGCCGTAGTAATCGGCGGTATCGGATCTTTCTTCCACCGCTTATCAATTGGTGAGTACAGCATGTGTACGGAATGCCCTCCACAAACACCACTGACCCTGCCACACTACGCGGCTGCCAACTGCATCCACGTTCCACGGGGCCACCAACTCTTTCACCTTCATATTCACGCCACGTAGCATGTGGAGGCGGAGATAGGTGTCATTGATGAAGTATGCGAAGCTAACCGGACAGTCTTCGTCATACATCAGTGGTATGCCATTGTGCAGGCAGCCCTCGAAGCCAAGATCAAACATTCGCTTGCTGGCTTTACCCTCAGACAGTGGAATGGTGAGTTTGTCTCGTACAGCCTGCCGATACGTACGATAGATATTACGACCAGTGAGAATGACAGTCGGACGGTCGCCTTTCAGCGTAAGGTCCATCAGGATGTCATCGAATACTTCTTCGATGTTCGTGCTGTCCATGCCACCAGCAAACACATAAGCGGAAGTGCGCCACTGAGGCTGAGTAGCACG